AAATTACTTGAAACATAGTTATAAAATATACAAATCATAACTATATTTTGTCTCATTTTTCTTTTCGGTCGGTGTAATATATTCACTATATTGAATAGTATCTATATTATTATGTATAAAGGAATCCATAATAATAATAATTGATAATAATATTTATATAAGTTTCAAATTATTTAAGTAATATTCTAATTCTTCTTTTTTCAAAGGATTTATTTTACTATTATAATCTTTCATATCATGATTGATAATATTTGGATACTGAATAACACTTTTAATATGAGTATAATCACCAGATATAATAATTCTACCCGATTGTGTTTCATTAATTAATGATTCTAATAATTTTTCTCCGGAACGTAATCCAATAATATTTATTGGTTTGTTATATTTTTTAGAAAAAATATCAATCAAATCTTTTACATTCATTGATACTAATTTTGGTATAATAGTGTCACCAGATTCACCATTTAAAATAGCATATTCAATTAGATCAACACTTTGTTCAAGTGTCATTACAAAACGAGTCATATCGTTGCTTGTTAAAGTAAAAAATGGTTTATTAGGGTCATTGCCTATTTTGTGTAATAATGGTATAATGCTACCTCTCGAATTCAAAACATTTCCATATCTAACATTTATAAATTTAATAGAAGGTATATAATGAGATTTTTCTATAATTAGTGTTTCAGATAAAGCTTTACATAGACCATAATTATTTATAGGACTACATGCTTTATCTGAACTTACAAATATAACAGTTTCTAAGTTAGATAAAACCGATAAATTAGATTCGACAGAATCAATAATATGTTGAGTGCCTAATAAATTAGTTTTTAAACTTTCGCTAGTATTAATTTCACACTGGTCAATATGTTTCATAGCAGATGCTATAATAATAATGTTTGGATTAATGCGTTTTATAGTAGATTCAACGATAGATTTGTCTGAAACATTACCAATAATAAATCGAATATTTGGATTTGAATTAAAATGTAACTTCATTTCCCAATGCTTACATTCATCTCTCGAGAAGTTATATATAGTATTATTATTATTATATCTTTTATTTAATTCATATCCAAGAGAACCAGTCCCTCCAAATATAAGAATATTTTTATTATCCATTGAACAATTAATAGATAAATATTTAAGTCGTTATAATTTTATTATATTTTAGTTGTTTTATATTTTGATAAAATAAATAAATTACATAGAATAAGTTAAAGAAATAATTATAATTTTTATTATATAAAATGGGGGAAAAATATTATATTTATGCTCATAATTGGTGGCCTGGATTTGAAAATAAAACTGATGCGAATCATATTGGTTTCTTTGAAAATCTCTTCTTGCTGACAAAAATAAAAAATTTTGAAATAACGAATGATATATATAAAGCGAATGTTCTATTGGAAGCCGGAGTTACAGACCCTAGAGCAAGAGAAATGAAAAATTGGAAATATAAAATAAATTTTATAGGAGAACCAGGGTTACCTGAACATGAAAAATACGATTTAGTATTAACATCTATTAATAATATAAAAAATATAGTTGATTTGCCATTATCAGTAGCTTATATTCATTGTAATAATTTATTACCTAGACTTATTAATAGAAGAATAATAAGTAGTGTGCCACAAAATTTTTGTTCTTTTATTGTTTCAAATCCAAAATGTGAAATAAGAAATAAACTATTTGAAAAGCTTAATAATTATAAAAAAGTAAATTCTATGGGTAGATTTTCGAATAATATAGGTTATAATATTCATTATCCATATTGGTCAAATGAATATTTTAATATATTAGGAAGTCATAAGTTTATGATATGTTGTGAAAATACTAAAATGGAAACATATTCAACAGAGAAAATAGTAAATCCATATGTTTCATATACGATACCTATTTATTGGGGGTCACATAATATAAAAAATATATTTAGTCCGGATTCGATGTTATTTTTAGAGGATGAAACAGAAGAATCATTTGATAAATTAATTAATAAAGTGATAGAATTGGATAATGATGATGATAAATATTTAGAATTTATAAATAGACAAGTATTCAATGAAGATAATACAAAATTTTGGAATGATAATTATATATTACCAAGTTTAGCTCGAAAAATAGATGAAATTATTTAATTTTTTATTTTAACAAGGCCAGGGACCGCATTGATGTATCCATATTGAATCTTTTAAATGTAGAAACTTTTTATTTAAATATGTAGGATCTCTAGTATTTGGATGTTCAATTCTAATAAAATTTTGACTTTCCATATATTCATTTAAATTATTTTCATTACAATCTTCAGAACCAATATAATAATGACCATCTGGTTCGGCAGTAACATATACAACTTTTTCTTTTAAATAATCATTCGCTCCCTTTAATATATTTAAGTCTGAACCTTGAGCATCAATTTTAATATAATCTATGTATTCGAATTTATTCCAAGGAAAATTGTCGAATAACATTTTCAAACTAATTACTTGTACTTTATCTACTCTTTCAATCGGGCCTAACGCACTTTGATTATGTAAAAATAAACTAGAAGTGCCATAGTCTGATTTATTTATAAAAAAATCCATTTGAGTTTCTTTATCTGTATCACTTAAAGCATAATTGAATAATTGAAATCTGCCGTCATCTAAAAATCTTTTTTCTAAATTGAAGTCTGGAAATGATGTTGGTGGCATTTCTTGGTTTTTTATCATATTAAAACATGATATATTAGGTTCAAATCCCAATACTAATACATTGGGCTCTTTTAATAACCATTTATTTGATATTGGAGCCGTATAAGACAACCCTATATCTAGTTTTACATGCGTACAATTATCAGGCACTATAATATTTTTAAAATCGTTCATTATTTAATGAGCAATTTATAATTATTTATTATATTTATATTTATATTCATATTCATATAAATATAATTTATTATATTTATATATTTATGAATAAAGAAGTAACATTATTTATAACCTCTTGTGGGAGGAAAAATTTGTTAAAGAGAACTTTAGAAAGTTTTGTAAAATTCAATACATATCCAATAAAAGAAGTAATTTTATGTGAAGATTCTGGATTATTAGGAATAGTCGATTTTGCGAAAGATATATTGCCACATCCGATAATTTTTTGTTATAATAAAGAACGAATTGGTCAAATGAAAACTATTGAGAAATATACAGCTTTGATAAAAACACCATATGTTTTCCATTTGGAAGATGATTATGAATTCTTTGATTACGGATTTATTGAATTATCATTTAAAATATTGGATTCTGACAAAAATATAACACAAGTTTTATTAGAAGATGAACAACATAATTATCCGTTTATTGATATAGGAAATCCATTGTGTTATAAATTAATGACCAATCAACCTGGTGATAAAAATGCCAATTATGGTGATGGACCATTAACGTGTTTTAGTTGGAGACCATCACTTAAAAAAATTGAAATACAAAAATTAAGAATGCCATACGAATTATGGGATGATGAATATACAATTCAATTAAAAATAAACAAATTAGGTATGTATTCAGTAATTACAAAAAATGTAAAAGATGGGAAAAAGGGGTTTTGTAGTCATATTGGATTACATGAACATGTTCCAAATAATTATCAAAATATTAAAATAATAGGAAGAGCAGATTTTCCAAATAAAATAAATATTAGATTAAACGATATAGAATAAATTTTTGTATTTTCATATCAAACCATAATTAAATATATTATACATATATTTAAAGAATTACTCATATTTAAATAAAATGAATATTTTTGCGATTGGTGATAGTCATTGTATATTTTTTTATGATTCTAAAAACATAAAAAACCATTGGGTAGGTTGGGGAGGAATGCCGGTAACAATGTATCAATTCATTGAACAAGGACTACCTTTATATAATATAGTGGAAAGATTACCTCCAGGGGATATATGTGATATTAATATCAAAGAAAATGACATAGTTTTATTTTATTATGGGTGGAATGATGTTCAAAGAAATGTAAAAAAAAATTCTATTAATGATAGTGATTATATAGAAATGATAGATAAATTAGTAAATAATTATATTGAAATTATTAAAGCATATTCGAATGGAAACAAATATAAAATTAGACCAATAGTAAGTTGCGTTTATCCTATAACAATTAATACAAAAGACTCAATAATAGGAACAAATGAAGAAAGAATACAATATACTAGTTACATGAATTATCTTCTTCAAATAAAATGTATAGAAAATAATATACCTTTTTTTGATATATATAATATATTACATAATAATAATATAATATCACAAAATGTAGTTGACGATGATGGAGTTCATCTTGATAGAAAAAATACTGATTTAAGAGAAATAATTGAGAAAGAATTGTTTGAAATATGTAAATTACATTATAATGAAATTATTTAATTCATTTATTTGAGAATAAATGTCAGTTTTAATAATGTTATCACCTGACAAAGTCATATTTTTGGATATAGAATCTTCATATTTTTCAATATGTATATTTAAATCGTATATTTCGTTAATATAACAACATAACTGATATTTTGTAACAATATCTGGTGAAAAAATATGTTTTATACCCTTCCATAATTGTTTTGTTTCTATTATACTATTTATATACTTAGCAAGTTCTAGACATGTTACACCATTCCAGAAATGATTTGTATATCCATTAATTTTTCCATTTTTGTTACTCTTAACCCATTCAATTAGTGATTTTTTTCCAGTTAATTCATTACCTATAATCGATGTTCTTATAATTGTAGCATTGTCAGTTTCTCCTAATGATTTGCTAATTCCATATAAATCGGTTGCTGTATGATTATCACTTGATAAATAATTTCCTTTTTTTCCATCATATACACAATCTGTAGTAATATGAATAAATTGTAAATTATATTTTTTCGAAATTTCATTTAATTTATGTGGAAATAAAGTATTCAATATTATATATTTTTGTATATCTGGTGTTTTTTGAGGAATAGCACCAGCACAATTGATAATAATATCATCTTTATTTGATTCATCATTTATTATATTTTCTAATTTATTCCAATCTTTTGTTTCTATATCAAAAATATTACGATTTATACAAAGTAAGTTATAATGATTTGATAAATACGAATTGACATACCTCCCCAACATACCGTTTGAACCAAATAGTATAATTTTCATTATTATAAATTATCTAATAATGAAATTTTAATATACTTTGTTTACATATCAATATATTTTCCACAAACAGTAACAAAACCATTTATACCTACTTTATTTTTTATTATATTTATATTTTTATGATTTTTAATAAATTTCGCAAAAATAACTTCATATCCAATACAATTTATAAAATCATTTTCAGAATTTAACAAATATTCTAGCCATTTATAAGTTAATTCGTTCGATAATTTATAAAAACAAGTAAACATATTATCATTATCATTATTTATAGCATGGATACACGATATATTAGTAGAATATAAATGATATTCAAAATTATCATTCAACCAATATCTTCCACTTATTTTAAATAAATTATCAAATTGTATATTATTATTCAATAAATATTTAATAGCATATATAGTCATAGTTCCTTCTCCCATAGATTTCGATATAGTAAACATTCTTTGAATTAATTGTTCATTATTTATTTCGAAAATATTTAAAAAATAATCTACATTTCTTGTAAAATATTCTCTTTCGTAACTAGATAATTGAGAACATTCTATAAGCAATATTTTAGTATTTGGAATTTTTTCTCGTATTGAAGAAATCGTTTTTTTTGTTTGTTCAAATCTTTCTTCTTTCGTAAATACGCTTCTACAACTAGTATAAGAAAGAGGTATATTTGGAGTATTAATAACTGACGTTATCAATGTAATTGAATTCATTTATACTTTAAATATATAATGTTATATTTTTAATTTATTTTATAATAAAACATTTAAAATTTTTATTATTTATATATTAAACCATTTACATGAGAATAGCAATTATAGATGGAGTAAACCAAGATATAGGTTTGAAAATTTTATTTCCAGAAGCGGATTATTTTATAAATAATATTGAAACTGATAAATCTATTAATATGAAAAAATACAATATAAATCCTATTTATGATTGGTCACTTTTAAATGATACTAATTATGATTATTTATTAATTATTATATCTTTATATGATGCTAAAAAGGGTACTAGATTTTTTAAGCAGAATATTTATGATATTTTACAAAAAGAACTTGATATAATTAATACAAATAATTTTAAAAAAGTATTTATATTTGATAATTATGATTATGATTATGACCCAAATGATATTATAGAAAATGATAAAATAGATTTATTTTTTAAAAGAAATTATAATAAAACAAAAATATATAAAAAAAATGTGGTTCCATTTCCATTTGTTATGTTTGGCGATGTTTCTATAATAGAAAAGTTACAATATTCGGCTTATGAAAATAATAAATTAAATCGTATATTTTTTTCTGGAACTTTATTCAATCATGAAGACCCACAAATAAATTATTATAGAAATAGAATAAAAATATATAACGAAATACAGTATTTTATATATAACCCGGGAAATTTACCTTATGATGTTTTTATAAAAGAATTAAGAAACTCGAAATATTCATTAGATTTAAATGGTGTAGGCGACCCTAACAAGAGAACATTCGAAATATTATCTCAAGGCTCGTTGCGTATATCAGAATATAATGATTTAAAATGGCCTTTTGATGAGGAATTCACCAATTATACTGTTTTTAAAAACAAAGAAGATTTTTTAAAAAATTTGTTATTGTTGGAGAATAATAATGATTTATATATGAATTGTATGGCGAATCAGATGTATATATATAATAAATATTTTAATATCAAATGGATTAAAACATATATAATAAATTTTTTACACATTTTCTAATTTACACCGTTGAAGAATCCAAATGGGACATAAACAATCAATTATGTAAATAAAATTTAGTTAAGTATGTATCGTATTTATAAGGCAAATTAATATTTTCTTCAATCGGTATATAAACTAAATTGGAATTATTTAATAAATTTATGCCATTTTTTATTTTATTTTCAAGTTGTTCTTTGTCTGTATAATTAATATTATTATATTCTTGATGAGAATAACTTTCTATTTTTTTCAAAATAAAATTTATATCTCCAAAATAACTTAAATGCCAACCTCCTTTTTCTACAACCGGAACATAATATGTATGTTCCCATACTCTCATTTGTTGAAAAGAAAGATTTATTGTGTTGTAAGCTTTTATAGTTAACAACTTTATTCCATGCCAATTACTACCTTCTCCTATTCTAAAATACAAATTATAATAATACATATCCAAAGCAAGACGATTTAACGTTTCCTTATTATATTTTAAATTATTGTTTTTGGCATTCATTAATATGGTAGGGTTTGGTATCTCATCCACATCTGATGTTAGTAATATATCATCATCATTCAATAAATTTATTATTTTGTCAACTCCATTTTTTATACTATTTCGTTGAAAATATTCATTTAACCATTGTTGGTTTAAATTATAGTTTATATTTGGGTGTTTAAATGGTAAATCAACTACAATATGAATAATCTTTTTATTGAATTTTGAAAACCTCTCTTTATTTTCATTATAAAATAATGGTTTTGTGTGTCCGGCAAATGTGTGAGTTGATTCGACTAATATAAAATTTTCAACATATTCATCAAGTATAGATAGTCTATAAAATAAAAGTTCTAATTCATTATAAAAAATAAAACTATCGATTATCTTCATATATTATGAATAAATATATAAACTAATGAATATTTATATATTTTTTATTTATTAATTTACTAATATAAATCTTATTCAAACTAATATTTTAGTATAATAAACCCATAAACCTAATCCTATAAAGCATTTTGCGATACAATCTAGTATATTCATAATAATATTTTTGTATTCTTCTTTGAACATATATACAACACCGTATAATCCCCAAATTAATATATAAAATCCAAACAAAAAATTATTAACAGCATTTTTAACTGGTTTAACGAAACGAATAAATATCAAATAGAACATAGCGAAAAATGGAATAAATCCACCTATCGCAGCTACCGTACGATTTAATACATTTGTTTCACCCAAATATCCAATGTATAACATTACATAATTCAATAAAACAATAATTACCATGTTTATAACACCAACCGACTTTTTTATATTTGATGCTAGCACCACACATAATACTAATAACATAATTGGTGTAGTAATAGACCAATCTACATATCTTGTTTTTGATATTTCATTCCAATTTACTGGATTTCCTTCTTTGCCGTAACCTTCTATTTGTCCTAAAAATACAGAGTAAAAATAACCAGCTATGATAGATATAACTGTTTCTAAATTCAAAATATGACGTACTTCTGGTATTTTTGTACACATTGCTTCAATAAATGTTACCGTTGCGGTTGTTAATAATAAAATATAAGTAATCATAAATGATGCTTTTACATTATATTGAACTGGATTTATTTTTTTATCGACTTTATCTTGTGGTGTGCCACCAACTAGTTCAGAAGTGGGTTTAGATGATGGTGGAGTAGGTATTAATGGAACACTGGATGATATTTCTTGAAAACTAGGCTGTTTTTTTTCAGAATTATATTCAGACATGATTCTATATAGAATCATTAGATTTTTTCATGGATATTATAAAATTGATAAAATATATTATCATTATTTTATCAATATAAATAAAAATAAAATGTCATATGAAAGTACTAGCACGAGTTCCTCTGAAACAGACTATTCGGAAGAAGACGAAATGGTCATTCAAACGAATGGTTCCAATTCTGATTCCGATTCTGATTCTGATATAATAGATGAATCATATTCATATTCATCTGATGATGATTCATCTATAATAATAGATTCCACAAATGATAATGATAATGATAACCATTTTTCATATATCGATGACGAAATCGAATATAGATTAGAAAGAATTTTCCGTGAAGAAAGTGAATTTATTGATACAGATAAAGAAAATGGTAAATATTATATTGGAGTACATAAATATAATGCTTATCGAAAATTATTAATATTATCTAATATTGTATCTACTAAGTCATTTTTAAAATTTCCACATATGGATACTTTGCGATATTTATATTTTTATAGTATTTTAAGACCACCTGTGCCGAAGATGAACATATATTCATTATCAGTATTACCAGATGGTACATATAGCGTAATCGTGAAAACACATTGGTTAAGAATAATACAACGTAACTGGAAACGGATTTTTAAAGAACGTAATCAAATTTTATTAAAAAGACGTTCTGTACAGTCTTTATATAATTTACAAATAACAGGAAGGTATCCTTTGGGTTTGAACGCAATACCATCTATTCATGGTATGTTATGGAATTTGAATAAAAAATATATTACATATAGAAATAAAAACAAAAACAAAAACACTTCCGAATCTGATATAATTATAGATATAGAAATACAAGAACTTCCTTTATTTATCAAAAGTCAATAAATATAAAAATTGGTTAATATCACCTAATATCTCATCACGTACATTCAATAAATCGCTATCTTTTGAACTATCAAAATGATTACTTATATCAATTAAAAAATCCCGGAATTCATATACTTTTTTCTTGAAATCGGTCGTATTGCTATAATTCACCAAATTACACTTTTTTTCGATTGTTTTAATACGGGATTCGTCTTTGCCTAATAAGATTTCTACAAAAGTATCAATATGTTCATTTAATTTGGCATATAATTCGTCCGTTGCTTTATGTTGAGCATATGATTTTGTTTTCCAATGATATAATTTTACAACATTTAATATTTCTAAAAAAATACGAACAATATGAGACTTTTTATTATCTGATCGAGATTCCGTTCTTGGTGTTGATTTACTAGTTTTTCTTACCCTTTTAATATTTTTTTTATTATTAGATTGTTTTTTTGTTGAATATTTCGGCATAAAATATTTTTTATATAGTATTTAAAGATATTTTATTTATTAATATCAAATGGGAAATTCTTTCAATTTATATAATATTTTGTTTGTAGCTTGTTTGGTGTTTTCATCATTCCATGGTGGTTTTTCATACATAAGTTTGCTTACTAATATATTAAAAATCCAACCATCACCATTAACATATAAACTTTTATTGGATTTTTCAAATAGTATTTTGAATAATTCACCTCCTAGACAATTATTTGATACAAACTCGAAAAGATTAACTGAATATCCTAAACTAGACATAAATAGTTTGACAGAACAAGACAAATATGATTTACAATGGTATGTTGTTGGTACAAAAACAGATTTTGTAATTAATAAACCTACAAAAGTAACTATTTGGAATAAAAATTATGTAGTTTGGCGAAATGAAAATAATACATATAGTGCTTTAGATGATGTATGTAGTCATAAAGGAGCATCATTATCATGTGGAAAAATTAATAATAATCATGTAGTATGTCCTTATCATGGATATGAATTTAATGATAATGGAACTTTAACAAAAGTGCCTGGTATTTGTTTCCAACATTCACCTATTCAAGATTTATCGAAATTTGATATTGTAGAAAAAAATGGTTGGGTATATTTAAATACATATTCTGATATTGCTAGAAAAAACAATAATGGTAGTGATTTGATTGAAAATATTTTTGTAGAAGAAGAAGTCGAAAAAAATGATTCTGTTGTATTTTTGAATATGGATTTCAAATGTTATTCTAGAATTCTTAGTGAGAATTCATTAGATGTTATGCATATCGGGTTTGTACATACATTTGGAAATACGAAACGTCCAAATCCAATTGAAAATCATCCTCCAAAATTAGTTGGACCGAATCATTATAAAACATCCTATATGTACGAGGCTGGTGAGAAATCCGTGTCTAGAAAAGTATTTGGCGTAAAAGACCTTATTGTTGAAAATGAATTTATATTACCACATACTACAGTTGCTCGTGTTATTTTTGGCGAATTTACAAGCACTGTCATTACGTTTGCTTTACCAATTAGTGAAAGTAAAAGTAGATTATTTGTAAAAACGTATCGTAATTTTTGGACGAATAAAGTAGGCGATGCTCTAACTGAGAATATGATGTATACTACTATGTTACAAGATAAAGCAATCGTTGAAAACATTGATATGCGATTTATGGAAGGTAAATTCAATATGAAATTCGATAAATTACAGAATACATATAAGACATTTTATAAAAAATTAATACATACTTTTAGTGATAATGACAACTACAACTACAACAACAACAATAACGAAATCAATAATTCAAATACTACCATTATTGTGTAATCGATTTTTTCAATGTTGTATAATAAAAAATTGATATTTTATTATAGTTTTATAAAATATCAGCATTCAAAAACAATGAAAACAAACATGAATATAGAAAATGATATGGAACACTTTTGTTTTACAAGATATTTATATCCAAAAGTAGAAGTGAAACAGTCGCTTATGATGTCGTTATTGGATCATAACTATGATGAATCCTTATTTTGGGCTTATGAATTGTATTTTTCAGGTTTCGAAAGTGAGGCTTTTGAATATTTATATATTCTTTATGAAGATTTATATGAATTAAAAAATCCCGGTTTGAAGAAATATATAAAAACTGTATTCAATAATTGGGAAAAAAACAAGAATCACGATTGGTTATTAGGTTCTATTGTTATGACACTATGTTCTCGTAATTATTGTTTAGAAAATTTCGTATGTAAATTCTTTAAAGTGAAATGCGAACAAAAACCAACCGACAACAACAACAACAAGCAGAATTTTATTATAAATTTAAAAGAAAGTGATATTGAAAAATATAAAACACGAATCTGCGAACCACATAAAGCATATAAAGTATTATCAGAAGTATGTATATATCCATTGCGTAAAAATATTGTAAAACTATTCGAAACATTTATTCCGCCGAACATAAAAGAATTATATTGGTATCATTGGTTATATTATGCGGTGAAAAGCCCTGTATGGCAAAATAGAATAATTCAATACAATGGTAAAATGAATCATGAAAATCTTTCAGTCGAATTTTCGGAAGAAGATGAAGAAAAAATGGTGGAATTTTATAGTTTATGGGGATATGAACCAGATGAACAACCAGTAGAAGTACAAAACAATAATTTGGGAGTATTTGATGATACATATATGGATAACCAAATAGGCATAAAAGAATTTTGTGAAAAATATGGTGTAAATATTATAATGAAAAAAATAACAAAGAAAAAAACAAAAGAAATAGAAGTTTTGGAGAACACAATCGTATCTAGGAATTCATAATATATAGTGTAAAATTGACCAAAATATATTAGTTATTATAATCAATAAATATGGAAAATGAAAGATTCAGGGTGGATATACATAAAAGATACAATAATATTTCCTTTTAGATTTATGGCAGAAATTAGTTTTACTCCATTCTATAAATCGAGTAAAACGAGAACGAGAACAAGAACAAAAACAAATACAAAGTATAAATAATATCTATCGTGTTATTGAATATGTTAACCAAGTAGTAGATGCCATTAAAACACCACCCCAAATAGTATCGATAGTCGCTAGTATGGGAGACCATTTTTTAAAAATAGCATAACTAGTTGTTTCATAAACACCGTAAATTACTAAACCGAACAAAAAAGCGTCCATTATGGATTTTTTTTGACGAATAATAAAATAATATAAACCGAAAATAAGGAAAATATAGCAAATTATCGCACCCACTGGTTTAATTGTCATGGCTGTACGCTGAATCCCAGCAACTTGTTTTCCAAACTCTTTCGATATTGAAATAATAAATATAGCATCTAAAATCAATAAAATGATACCAGAAATAAAAATCTCTTTGAACATCTATAGATTATTCATATATTTTTTTTTACAATAATGGCAGGGACATTTTCTTTTGTTTTATCTAGAATATACTGACCACATGGACCACAATGGTCTTCATTTGATAAATCGATTTTATTATTTATTTTTTTGTTACAATAATCGATATTCCATCTTCCTAATAATTTCTTTTCTTCTGGTTTTATAATTCTTTTTAGTAATTTTAAAAAAAACATATTATAATTATAAATAATATTGTTTTTATATGAATTAGTAAATCTATATAAATATAATAATGAACATATTATAAAAATGAATAATTCTTGTATTTGTCTCATTTGTCATAAGCCAAATAATATATATTTGGATTTTTTGAAAACATTCACGTCTTATGATATAGTGGTTGTTATTGATGATTTTTCAATAAATTATTATAACGATGAATATTATCAAAAAGAATATCCTAATTTTGTTTTTGTACAATTGGATAATGTGAATTGTATGGAAAATGGTTTCCAAATGGCAAATTTGGCATTAAATAAAATGGTATCCGGTTGGGATAAAGCTATCTATTTCTTTTCATTTTATTATAAAGAGTATGATTATATTTGGTATATTGAAGATGATATATTCTTTTATAATGAAAATGTATTCCAAAATATTGATATGAAGTATCCGGATAGTGATTTGCTAGTAAAACAAATCGACGAACGTGATGATGAAAAATGGTTATGGGATGCTGTAATTAATCATTTACCAGAACCTCATTATAATAGCTTAGTATGTGTTTGTCGTGTATCGACACAACTATTATCGTATATATACGATTATGTAAAAAAATATAAACAATTAATTTTTATTGAAATGTTATTTACAAGTGTAGCAAAAACGAATAATTTAAAATGTGATTGTCCGCATGAATTAGTCCCAGTTATTTATAGATATGACTGGAATGTAAATAATGTGAATAAATTACAACTATTTCATCCAGTAAAAGATTTAAATTTACAAGCAGAAATGAGAGAAACACTAAACAGTGAAATAGATTTGAAAGGTAGAATTTTTTATTTAAAAGAACATTTTATACCGCCAAAATAACATTGAATATTTGTATTTACACCGACCAGAAAGAATTTTGGGACGATTATCGTGATCAAAATTATTTTTGTCGGCGACTAGTCCATTCGAAAAATGAGAATTTGTCTCATTTTTCGAATGGACGGTGTAATGTAATATTATTTATTAGATTAAACATAATGAAAGATATTCTAAAACCAATCTTTTAATTCTAATTGTTTATATTCACGGTCATGATTACGTGGTAATTCTAAAGGTACTACTAAAGTGCTTTGGTCTTGACAATATTTAGCGTAACCTACAGCCTCTCCATATACAGTTGGTACGGCATAATCCAAAACTAATTTATTAAGACGTTCAACTTGTTCTGTAATTTTATTTGGAGAATGCTCGGCATATTGTAAATAAATACTACGCATGATAATTTTCAACGTATCGACGTTTTGTGGAGCAATAATAAATTTTTGATTTGATAATTCATATACACCAGCACGTAATCCATTTTGAACTATCTGAATATTTCCTGCTGAAAAAAATACATCAGATAGAATATTATTTTCCCATGTCCCGGTTAATGCCTCGCGATATTCTGTTGTTTTATTTTTTATAGAAATTTTTTCTTGCATTTGAAAACGAATATCTGGTGATGGAGGTTCAATTATATTGACTCGACCATTATATTTTTCTGGATTTATAATTTGATATTTTTCACTATTATATGAATCTAAATAACTAGACATATAGAATAATTATATTTGTATATTCTTATTATAGAAATAAAACCAAATAAACAGTACTAAATATATTTAGTGGTTTCGTTCTTCATAAATATTTATTTATTATAATAATATATAATGGACCTTTTTTATATAATTGTGTTATCTGTAGCAACTGTATTATTAATTTTATTATTAACATATATTGGTATTTTGATGAAAAATGCTAAAACTAGTGATGATGGAGAAGTATTTCCTCCAGTAGCTAGTTCTTGTCCGGATTATTGGAGTTCTTCTATTAGTGACCCTAGTTCTTGTAATATACCAAAAAATGTAGCAGGTATAAAAAATCTTGGTAGCATTTATGATGTAAATGGTTTAGTGTTAAACGATAGTAATACAGTCGGGTTTGACCTCGCCAAAAATGTTATTAATTTCAATGATACTCGCTGGGCGAGTGGTGGAAAAATAGCAGTATGTGCGCAAAAAGATTGGGCAAATAAATACAATATAATGTGGGACGGTGTATCCAATTATAATAGTTGTTAATAAATATATTTTTATATTATATAAATATTTATATAATATACTTTTATGTCAAGAAGTAGAGGTACATCTAGGAGGAATTCTCGAGAAAACTCTCCAAATTCAATTATCAATATTTCATCACCAATAACAACACCAGAAGATTTCTTTAATATAGCAACACCTACTAGAGAGATTGATCCAAATATAACCATTAGAGCCAGAAATAGAACCCGAAGAATACGTCCTATGAGGTCACCTGATCATCCATCTCCTGAACATCACTTCCCTATGAGGTCACCTGATAATTCACCCCCTCTAACGTCTCATGAACATCACTTCCCTATGAGGTCACCTGATCATTCACCTCCTGAACATCACTTCCCTATGAGGTCACCTGATCATTCACCTCCTGAACATCACTTCCCTATGAGGTCACCTGATCATCCACCACCATATGTAACTATAAGAGACCCAGGAGCTCCAAGAAGAAGAAGAAGACGTGCTCTAACAATGGACGATGATGAAATTTATGATGTGCTTTTAGATTTAGGAAATGAAAATACATATAGTTTATCTCCCACAAATAATAATGATTATGATGATTTTGAAGATGATGATATGTTTGGAATTAATTTGGCTGAACCCATTTCATATGAAAGAAATGAAGAATATAACATAACAGGACTTTCAAATAAAGAATTAGACAAACATAAAGGTAAAATAAAAATAAAAAAAACACAAACCGCTATCGACCCTATTATGATGGATGAAATAAACATACATGATTACATAAAAGAGGATGTTGATAATATCGTTTTTGTATATGAAAATAATTATTATTTATCGACAAAAACAATTATCAGCAAGTTTATCAATATGACAACAACCGATAATGCTATTGTATTTGATTGTAGAGGAATTGGCTATCGTAATGTAAATTATGATTATCCTTATGTTTCAATCAAGTACATAGGTATTATTTTGAACGAGTTTTCAAATGTAATTTCTTTAGAAACTGCGATAGCTATAACTAAGCCTAACTCTGGACAATATTTTTTCATAAAAGGAACACATGATGTTTTAATTTCAACTGTAATTGATAATGTATTAAATGGAAAATATCCAAATGCGGTAGCAGCAAGCCGTTGTCAAAGCGGAAAAAGTGCTATTGTATATGATATTCAAACATTTGAACCAGAATATACTAGTCGTTCGAAATCACCTAAGAAAACCGCAAAAAAACATGGTTCGAAATCACCTAAAAAAACTATAAAAAAACATGTAAAACGAATGTTAAAATAATTTAGATAAAATAAAAAATCTTATTATATATACTTATTGTATAAATGAACAATACTATAGAAGAAATAAAAAAATTATATGAGTTTAAATTAGAAAAGATAATTGATTATGATAATACTGAAACAAGCGATAAATTGAATATAACTAATAATAACAAAATAGATTATTATATATTTGAAAAAGTACAGAAGACACAAGTTGAAAAAAATGAGTATTATATAGTTATAATTACTGATATTGAATATTATCGACCACTCAACCAAATTGATTGGTTATCGTATAAAATTATGTATAAAATAACTGTAAATTACAATCTTGATAGTAAAGAAAAATATACATTTGAAAATAAAATGAATGATGATAACAAAATTTGGTTAAAAGATGATCCTTTTCAAGATAAATATGAGAATTTTAATAATCTAGCAATTTATCATTTTTTAGAAATCCCTACAACTATAAATTTACCAAAAACGGTTGAAGAATTAAAAAAAATGGGTGTTACAATTGGTTGTGGTGCCAATTGTACTGTTATGGGCGGAAAAAAATCAAAAAGAAAACTTGCCAGAAAATCTATGCGTAAATCAAAAAAAGTCAAAAAAACAAAAAAAGTCAAAATTATTAAAAGTTACAAAAATAAATAAATACAATAGTAATCAATTATTATATTTTATACAGGAACAATATCCATTACGCCAACACAAACATCATCTTTACAATTACCAAAGCCAGAAATAGTAGGTTCATTATCAGGACCATTATTAAAGTATTTCCATTGATTTGAATTCCAACGATTAACCGATAATGCTAATAATTCTTCACACGGTTTTGTAGTCAAAACATTCAAATCATCTATATTATCAGTAAGAACTAATTGCCAAAATCCATCGCTACCAGAAACCACGCGATATGTAGTACCTTCAACTATTGGAATTATTTTTTTATTTGGAACACAACCAGTTTGACCATGATGGCCTAATGCTTGAGAAGTAGCTAACTGTAATCCAGACGGAAAATTAATATAATATGTATCTATCATTTCAATCGTATCAGGTGATACAATTGAAATATCTTTACTAGGAGAAGCATATATTTGAGGATTCATAGTAGTTAAACGTTGTTCTTCACCTGGTTTATCCCATTTGTCTGGTTCGCTGATGAATATCATTTTATAATCGGTTTCGTTTTCTTTCTTTTCGAAAACAGCCATCTGTGAATCGCCTACCCATTCAAGTACTATTTCATCATCTTTTTTTTCAACTAAAAATGACGTTGAACCAGACGACATATAAGATGGTATTTTTACATTATTATTTAAATAATCTGATAATGATACTATAGGTTCATTAGTACCAATAAAGTAATTCAAATTCAACTGACGTATTTCATCAATTATAGGATTACCGGAATGACCATCAAACCCCCATATATAATTATCGCCACTAGTTATATAATCTTGTCCCTTATGTAATTGTTTTTCCATATGAGAAATACGGATTTCATGGGTTGGTTTCTTATTTTCAAAAACTGTATCAATTAAAGCTGCCATATTATCGTATATATTTTTTTATTATTATAATAATGATTATAAAAACCATCAATTTTTTATAAAAAATACGTGTTTTTTTATAAAATTATTTACATATAAATTTACATGATGTTTCTATTGATTCTTTTTGGTAACCCATGACCAAACAAAACCATATAAACTAGGACAATAGCGCCTAAAAGAACACTACGGTCTTCAGCAATGCGTGCTGGTTGTTTCATTAGGAATACCATAATAACGTATAATAAAAGGCCAATTAGTAGAGAGTGTAAAAGCATCATAAGTCCGCGTTCCATGTTGAATAAAAATAGTAATATACTATAAATATACTAAATATTATATTTATTGACTTTGGGAGGTTCTCCAATAGGTATATCTATTTTTTCTAAACTAATAGGATATTTGAAAATCGCATATTCATTATGGTTTGAAATTGTTTTTTGTTCTAATTCCATGATTTCATTTTTCATCATTCGTATTATACGTGTTTCTGGTAATAGTTCATCTACTTGTAATTTAACAGCGGTTTTTAATATTTCATTATTTCGGGTTTTTTTATATTCGTTCAGTAAATTGCGAACGTTCTCGATTATACGAAATATTTTCTCATTTTTCTGTTCAATTAATTTCTTTTTATGATTATTATGGAATAATTCATCATTCATATCGACATATTGTTTTAAAATAGCACTATCTTGATTATATGCTTCTAATTCTTTTTTAAATAATTCTACTGATTTATCTTCAGTGACATAATTAAACAATGTATCTAATTTTTGTCGAATAATAGCATCTTTTAATTCATCAACATCCTCTTTGAATAATGAAATCCAATATTCAATATTATTTTTTTCACCTGGATATATTTGTATATTGAGAGGACATGGTACTATTGTATCACCACAAATCGCTATATAATTACTATTGTTTTTAGAAAAAATAGTACCGACTGGTCTCTTACATTTGATACATTGAGGTTTATATGATAATAGTTGTTTTTTGCCTTTCTTTTTGTTCTCGTTTTTCTCCATTATTTTTCTTTTATCAGAACGCATTTTCGATTCATAATTATTTTTCAATTTGAAATAATTATTTAATGATTCTAAATAAGAAACCTGTATAGTTTTATCGTTGGATTCGTCGACTTCTTTTTCATCGGTTTCGAGAACAGTTCTATATTCAATAGAAGGATTATTATCACTAATAATATCAATTCTACCTTCTGGCATGTTCTCGATTAGTGTAATTTTATTATTAGAAATATTCAATTGATACAAGTTATTCATACCTTTCAAATCCAAATATTTCAATTCATTATGGTCTGCTATTAAAGTCTTAAGTGATGTTGGTAGGTTCTCTAATGATTGTATTTTATTATCGGAAATATTCAAAGTTTCAAGATTTTTCAAATTACTAACATCAATATCGGTTAAATAATTATGTGGTATTTCAATATATGTCAAAGTATTTGGTAGGTTCTCAATATTTACTAATAAATTTTCAGGACAGGTCAAACTATACAACTGTTTTGGAAGACCTACTATATTTGTTATTTCACCTTGTTCAAAACGGATATGATTTATACTATCGAAACCTAGTTTTTCTAAAATAGAAAAATCGATATCTCCGTGAAGAGGTTCTGAAAATGAAATACTCTGTGAATAAGTAGGTATAGTTTCTAGCATAGACATTAGCTTTGCTTGTGCGGTATTGTTTTCTTTGATAATTTCTTCACGTTTTTCATTGATAATATTCATATTTATTTATATAATATAAATATTATAGATAATATATTTGACGTTATGTAAACGGCAATTGAGTTATGTTACTCATTTGGTTATCATTTTGTTTTCGTTCTTCTTGAAAATACCTTATTTTTGATAATACATACTGTTGGTCTTTATACATCTTTCGTTTTTTATCAACATCTGATAATTTATATTTGTTACAATAATATAGTATGATTCCAGTTATAGATACAAACAATAAAAATATACTAATATTGAGAACATAATAATATATTGAAACACGATGATTATGACACTGTTTTAAAGTTTGAAATAAGTGATTTTTTGCTGTAGATTCAATAAGATGTGATGTATCCATTTATAAAATAAATATAAAAATTATATTTTGATAGCACGTAAACTAAAAATATGCTAAATAATAGAGAACCGATAAATAACATAATATTGCTAGAAAAATAGCTACTAACCATACAGGTATAACTGTTTTATGACGGTAACCTATACCAAATTGTCGAAAACCTCCTTCATTGGTGTATAATAATCCAGGCTTAATATAATGTATAATTGAGAACAATACTAAAAATATTAAAATAGAAATTGGTAATTTATTTTTATAAATAAAACCTCTCATTCCAAATAGTTATTATATTACTATACTATTATAATAACCGAAAAAATATTCAAAAAAATATTCAAAAAATCAAAAATTATTCATCTCCAAAATCATTTTCATCGCGGTCTTCCTCATAATATTCACCGTCCATATAATTCTCACCTAATTCATCTAGTCCTGCATCTGGTCTATTATAAATATCTACATCATCATCTTCATTATAATCCAATCTTTCTCTATCTAAATCGTAAATTTCTCTTACCATTTCTGTAGCGTTATCTTCACCACCATTTTCATATAATTGCTGTAATAATTCATTACGTTCGCGGTCATATGTATCTTTATCGTATTCAATAAGACCAGTTTGTTGTCCCACATTCCAGCGTCCCAACCGGTAATTTTTAAACATATCTTCTACTTTACGTTCTTGAATACTCATGTCACCCAAATATTTAATAATACCCTCTTTTTCCTGTTGCTTAGAACGATTTGTAATACGTATAATTTCATCATATGTATAGTCAATAGTAGATTTGTTTTCACGTTCAACATCTAAAAATGTCAATAACAAATTACAAACACGTTCTTTCAATTCCAATAAATTACCTGTTTCGATTTGTACTTCTTGATAATCATTATCTCTCTCGATATTAGTTTCTTCTAAATTATTGAATTGAGTCACTATTCTATTTGACATATTCGAATTATTACTAATAGTTTCTCGCATTGAACCACGGTATTCATTCAAATCCATTCTTACCAAATTATTATCAAAACTAGAAACGATATATTCGTGAATAGTTGAATAAAAACAATAAGAATATAAACGATAGATAGTGGTTTTATCGAATAGACTATGAAATTTAATCATTTCTCCATCAACCATCTTTATGATTTCAGTTTGTATAGGAATATTTTCAACGAATAGATTAATATCTAGTAACTTGGTATCGATTTCTAATAATAATCTTAATAATACCTTATCTTCTTTGAACTTTTCGATTTTCTGATAATAAGATGTAATGATATTAGTAACATCCGTTGTATGAAATTGCGATAAACCCCAATGTTTTGGTACTTTTTTATAAAAACCGGCGTTATTTAATAGTATATTTGGGTATAATTTCGAGATTGAATGAATAGCGTTTTTAATAAATTGAGTAACTGTATATAAACCTTCATCGTAATATAATTGTGATTCTTTCATTGGCTTATCTAAATCCCATTTACGTATTTTGGATAAGAACCCATGTAGTTTCTCGTATTCATTATTTGATAAATTACCATGAGTATCAAAGAATTCCATGATTTCATTATATAGATTTTGATTTATTGTTAATAAATATCCATTCAGTGTTTTTAACTCTGGTGATAATTCGTTACTCATGCTAGATGGTGAAAAACTACTGAGAACTGAACCGATATGTCTTCGTAATGGAGATTCAATAACAGTAGAATCAGTCATATCTAATTTCTTTAATACATCTTTAAATGCGTCTATTTGTGTAAAATAAGTAGAATAATCGATAGAAACTATATTTTTTTCACGAATGATTGTCATTAATTGTTGTAAATGTTCTACAGTAAAACGCTTACCATTTCGCTTTAAAAATTCCATTTTCTCCAAAATAGACCATTTTTGGTTATATTCAGCAGGTTTTTCTGATATTATTACTTTTAATTCTTCGGGAATTGGTAATTCTCTATCAAAATTACAATAATGAATAATAGTAGCATAAATATTCTCTTCTGAATATTCGGTAGAAACGGTGGGGTAATTAATACCGGTGAATTCTGGATGATAAAACATAGGTGCTTTTGATAATGTATTAGCATCTTTCAATAACAAGGCTAATTGTTTGGCATTCGTGATATAAATGGAAATATTTTTATCTTGTTCATTGAAATAATATATAGGATTTGTTGCGTTTATGTTCTCATTACAACATGCGTTTTCTAAAAATGGAATACGAGCAGATGTTTTTAATAGTGTATCCTTTTCTTTAACGATTTCATTAATAGATTCTATAATTCCATAACCATATTGTATAACTTTTCCTTTTAATACATAGATAGAGTTATGTTGTTCTTTACTACCATTTTTAATTAGTTCCATAAAATCCTTTTTGAAATCAGAACCAACACTACGTAATGTTTTTAAAACATTATACTTAACAATGGGTGGTAAAAAATGTTTCCATTTCGAAATATTATGTTCCTCAGGCGAAGTCAATTCTGGATATAATAACATGTATTCGCGTTTTTTCAAATATAATTCATTGATATCACTACGTTTTTTCATAATAACATTTTCTATAATATCTTTCATGCGTTTTGCTAATACATCCGCATTGTATTTTTTTATTGCGCCCCAAATAGAAATACTACTTTTTGATTTATCTAATACGCATGCTATGTACTTTATACCAGTTAAGTCTTCAATTCCGTTCATTGGATACCCACTAAAAGAACGAACACAACCTGGAAAAGAACGTTTTGATTGGAAAGATGGTATAGCAGTTTGTATAGCAATCAAAGTTATACAAGATATAATAATAATAATGGTTTCATTACGATAATCTTTATAAGGAGCCGATTTTTTTCCCTTTTCTTTCTCTAATTTATCAGCACGTTTTTTATATGAGGATTCACTTAAAACATTAGCGGATATTAGTTCTCTTGATAATCTCATAACAAATTCTTCAATAGAATCGATAGGGATATCTATATTATTACAAATAGTAGAGAGAACATTATAAATAGATTCCATTTCTTCGTTCTCAAATACTCGTTTTTCTGGTTTATTAACAAGTTCGCTAACAGCGGTTCCCAAATCTTTTTGTAGAATATCATGAGATGTAATATGAAATCCGGATTCATCAAAACCTTCTTCAGTACTAAAATCTATTTTACGGAGAACAAAACCACTATGTTTATCTACAATAGAATCGCCGTCATCACTCAAAATACCGATATTATGACATATTTCGGCCAACTTATTTAAATAATTATCACCTATAATAAAAGTTTTGGCTAACTCATAAAGACACGATGGCATTAATTTTATATTAGTATCTTTACAATATAACCAATGCGCATTTTCATCTAATTGTTCTACCATAGGTGCTCGGCAAAAATTATCCACAAATCTACAAATATCGAATTGTTTTTTAGAAAAATCTTCTTGTCCTAGAATTAATTCTCGTAATTTCATGTATGGTGACTCAATAATATCTGTCATATTTGCTAAATTACCTAATTCAAAAGCGATATTATTAGCCTTGTATAATTGAATTTCTTTTAATATACGTGATTTATTAAGATTTTTAATATAATAATTAATTTTGTTCTCTAATTCTTTTTCTAATTCTTCCACATTTACTGAATATCGTTTATCAAATTCATCCATCATTTTCTTTTTTGATATCTCTTTCATACGTTCTGAAGCATCGGATATGGTTTCGCAAACATTGTTTTTTGTATTTTTGAAACATTCACTACTCATATTACAAAACAATGTATTATTATCGAAAAAAGTTTCTTCGCCGATTGAATCATCGCGAACCCAGTTATTTTTAACTCTACGATAATAATCTATTTTCTTACGAATATTAGCTTCTTCTTCGATTGATAATTTTTCTTTTACGGAAAGTTCAGATTCATCGACATCACTAGGTAATTTCGGTTTAATTTCAAGAATAGCGTATTCACCATCGGATACTAGTTTCTTCTTTGAAATCAATGTCGCAGCTAATTCATTCGCTATGTTTTCTGGACAATCATGTTTTTTTATTAAATTCATAGATAAGAAATCCAAGAATAATTCAGGGGCCATTCGTTTTTGGTCATCTTTGTATTTATTCAAAATATCATATGGTGTATCGTCAAATTCTTTGTCGTAATAAACCTCATCAACATTATTATCTTTTTGAAGTTCTCCGATAGATGTATATTTTTTTGCCAAATATCTACGAGAACAATCAGTTGCCCTTATTTTTTCAGTATCAGAAATATTATCAATATTTGGTTCAGCAATAACATCCATAAGGTTATTTGGACTCATTAATGATATTAATATGGAGGTTACTAGATTTGTATATAAATTACCATTATCCATCTCAATCATTTTGAATAGTACTTCTTGTGAAGATAATTCGGTTTTCTCTTTATCAACTGATAAAAATTTATAAGTTTGGAAAAAAGAATCAGTAAAATCGGAACGTTCAGATAATATTTTCAAAATAGGATTTGGTTTTGAAATAATATTGTAATTATAATTACGAATACTAGAAAAACTATTATAACGTTTTTCATATTCGGTTTTAAATTCTTGAATTTTCGTTTTTATTAAATAACGTATTTCCATATATTGTTTATAACTAATATCAGATGGATAAATAGTAAAAGGCTCTAATTTCTTAACAACATCTACAAATGATATTTTATCTTTGATATATTTCCGTATTAAACGTATAAAAGTTCTCGTTTTCGGAATAATGATTTCAAGAAATCGTTGAAATTTTTCATTTTTTTCAATATCAGAGCCAATATCTTCATCCAATACAAAATGATTGAATGT